GCGTCGGCGGCGGCGGCGGCGGCGGCGGCGTCGGCGGCGGCGTCGGCGGTGGCGGCGTCGGCGGCGGCGGTGGCGGTGGCGTCGGTGGCGGCGTCGGCGGCGGCGGCGGCGGCGGCGGCCTGGTTCTTCTTCAGCGCCTCGCGCACCGCTGCGTAAACCTTGTCATACACGCGGCTGTACCAGCCGCAATAGCCAACCGTGAAATCGTTGAAGCATTCGCCGCGTAGCGCGCGCAATGTTTCGATGCCGACCTTGCGGGATGCTTCGTCGAGGATCTCAGGCAGGTTTCGCAGTTTGTCGGCCGCAGCACCAAAGCCGGCAACCTCAAACCACGTTGGTGCAATCTTTCGCACGGCCCAATCGCGCATGATATATAGGCGCTTTTTCTCGTCCGCGTCGGTCGTGCGTGTGCCAACGAGTTGCGGAATGAATTGCTTCAGAACTTGTCGGCGTTCGGTGTTCAGCCGGTCATTCAGACCGATCATCAGGCTTGTGATAACCGAGCTTGCGCATTCGGGATGATCGGACGTGCCGCCGCTTGAGATGTAGTCAACCGCCTGCATCACGCAAACGTCCTCGCCACCATCGCCAGATCCGCTGCGCAGAATTAGTGACTCCAGGTACGTCTTGATTGATTTTGAATCCATTTTCTTTTTTGCGATCATCTAAGCGGCCTCCGTTTCGTGTTCTTGTTCTGATTCACCCAACGCTTCTAAACATTCATCCATCAGCTTCATGTCTTCCGGATCGTCCCCATCAAAAGCGAATCCGCCAACGATGAACGTCACGTGAAAGTCATCTGACATCATTCGTTGTCACCGGCGCAGTGAGCGCAAATTTCCCAGAACATCGGGACCAGATCATCGCAGCATTCACAGGCCTTACACGATCCCTGGATCCCGGTGGCATCAGAGTCGGAGAGGAGCAAGGTGTTCCCATTCAAGGGGTCGTTCTCCAATGCCCCCGGCAACTCGCAATCATTTGCATTCACAGTCACCATCCAAACGGAGCATGCCACGCAGTGTGAATTATTGCAAGAGAAAAAGAGCGAAACAGTTACACTTTAGAGTTTAGAGTTGACACTTATCAATGAGTCTGGCTAGCCGGGTCAGCATGACAAAGGGCGCTAAGACAATTCCGCTGGGTGCAGAGCTTGCCGCAGAGATCGAAGGAATGGGCCTTACCGTAAAAGACGTTGAGCGGTATTCTGGCGTTAGTTATACAGCCATACGTAAGCTCATAGATGGCGATACAAAGAAGCCAGGCAAGAGGGTCATCGAAAGGATAAACGCTATACTTCATGCGCGCTGTAATGAGTGCGGGCAATTCAATATTAAGAAACTTCCGAAATGGTTATCACCGTATGGGGCTTCTCACCCTTCAACAGGGCGCAATTCTCGAAGCTAAGCATTAGGCTTTTTGCATCATCATCTAGAAGCAGACCAATCTTACGCAAGCTATCAAGAATTGGTTTTAGACCACCAAAGCCATTATCCATATCCAAAGCTCTGCGACCATGTCGCTCCACATGGACAGAACGCTTTCCTGTTGCCTTGGTTGCATTTGCTTCTTTGGCAGCAACGGTGAGCATCATAAGCCACCGCTGTTTGTCTCGATACTGAACTCGCCAGTTAGAGAATGCATATTTATTTAAAGACGGAGAAGCTTCCGGAATCTTCATCACAATCACTAACGACCCCGCGCAGCGAAAATTCCTACGATAGCTCCAACAACCACACCGGCGACAGTTCCCCCACTGAGACCAAGAGTTAGACCCCAGCGCGACCACCAATCCGCCGATTGTGCGATCTGTTTCTGTTGGTTCTCTCTTTCCTCTGCCAACTCTGCGCGTTGTTTCTCTCTTAGATAGCGAGTTTCTGCTGCGGCCTCTTTGCGCATGTCTTCGGCCAGAATCGCGCGCATGCCTTGCTCGCTAATGGCGTACCATCCAACAAGAGACGAACACTCTTGTGGAACTTCGATGATGTCTTTCATTGGGTCCACGACCCAGTTTGACGATGGATCAATTCGGCTTGTTTGGGCCGCGTGGGAGCATGCGACTACGAAACAGATCGATAACGTTATCCTTCGGAGCACTATACACCTCGCGGATCTTCTGTGCGGTATCTTCGTCAATCTTCTGTTTTGCCTGATCGAATGATTGGCGGATCTCGTCTTCTTTTTTTGTGACAACTAAGATCTGCTTTGCCGTTCTACGCGCGGCTGCAAACAGCAAACCAAACCAGCCGGCAACAACTATGACCACACAGATGACAACGACCAAGATCGCGTTCAGTAATGTATCTTTCATTGGTCGCCATCATCGAATAGAACAACCAGCGCGACCGACAGCACGGCAGATAACCCAATGAGCACTAAAATCATCTCGGCGCTCATTGCTGCTTGATCGATTTAAAGGCCGTTACACCAGCGAGAACACCAACCAGGAGCGACTGCCAGTTATCTAGGCCTGGCATTGTACCGCCTACAAGCCATTGTCCACAGAACGTCGCGAGAGCGCCCACGATAAGGCAAAATGCCCCACTCTGTATCCTCCGTGACATACTTCTCATTCTCCTTAGGGGATAAAAACTCTTCGTCCTCTGACTGGTCGGCTTTGAAGATGAGCCCAATCGGTTTTCTTGCCGATGGTGTAGTCAGGGCTCTCCATCCATAACCCATAGCGCTCGAGCAGATATGAGTGAGCGACGAGATACAGGGCAAGCTTTCGTGCCTTATCGACAACATCGACCGCCTTGCCTTCTTTGTGCGCTGACTTCTTGGCCCCATAGGTGACACCAGGATCCCGATAGCCATCACTGAACTCGGGCTCGTTTTTAAGCCAATCCATCTCAGGATCGGCGAATAATCGATTGAGTCGCGACGCAAGATCTGCCGCGTTCTTTGCATCCTCTTCGGTTGCATGCTGTGCGCGATCAGGATGCTTCCCCTGCGTGGTGAGAATGTCTTCTGCGGTGATCAACGCTTCTTCGCTTCCAGGACCGCAATGCGTTCACGTAATGCCGAGGTCTCTTCTTGTGTTGCGCGTCGGGAGATTTCGAAGGCGTGTTGTGCTAGTGTCTTTTCGATCGGCTCAATCTTGGCTAATTCGGCCAGGATATTCGCGCTGAAATTCTGAAGCAGTAACCACATCACATACAAAACGAATGGTGCTGGCAGCCAGCCAAGCAGCATTGAGTAATCCATAAAATCGGTCGGGATGCTTGTTCCAATTTTGTCAAGTACAAAAGATCAATCCCTCAAATCGGTGTGGCAAACAGACTCATGTATACAATTGTAAGTTGACAAAAATAGAAAAGGCATCTTGGAACGCAAATAAGGAGGGTTACGTGGATAACGCGATTAAGCTTCTGACCACACAACCAAAGAAGAACGATAGGGTTTATTTGAGGTGTCTCGACACTGACGAGGTGGCGTCATGTGCTGAATGGTCACGACGCATCGCCACCCATTACGATCTGGTTCTCAAGCTCGTCTACGCACGCCTCTATCGCACAGCCTACGTCGGCGAAGGAACGGCTTTCGGTTTGAAGTTCAAAAAGGAGGAAATGAATGTCTGATAATGAAAAGGTTTTCGGAACAATCGATCGCAGCTACAAGGGCAACAATGGGGAGAAAAAGGTAGAGCTTCGCGTCTCGCTTAACGAATTCAACGGCAAGCAATTTGTCTCGATTCGGGAGTGGTACTATGGCGACAAGGCCGATAAATATTTCCCCGACAAGACCAAAGGCATGACGATCAAGATGCGCGAATTGGATCGTTTTATCGATTCATTGAACCGGTTGAAGGCAGCGCTGGGCAATTCTCAAACATTCGACTTCGGTCCTCCACCGATGCAGTCAGATGACGGCGATCCGGTGCCATTCTAATGCATGCTGACCTGGGCGATGCGGTCAAATCTCTGTGGGCGCATTATGGGCGCAATTTGGGTCAAGATGGCCGTCAGAGTTGGGTTGCTTTGCTAAAGAAGTATGATGGTCCTATTCTGCGCCGGATATTTACCGAATGGGCGCAGACACAGACATCTGTACCAACAACGGCTGCAATCCTTGCGCGCTATCATTCCATGTCTCAATCAAAGCCGGAAGCGCTGAATCGGCAAGAGCAATCAGCGGACGAAGCAAGGCGCTCACAGCACTCTGCTGTGCTGAGCATGCTCTGGCTACACTATTTCCAAGGCTGGAAGCTTGACGACTTCGGCGGGCATATCCTTGGCCAACTATTCGGGAAGAATCCCAAAGATGCACTAGAGGCGGCCAAGGAGATCTATGACCAGGATACCGTTTGTCGATGGATGGAAGACCAGAACAGACTAAAGCCGTCCACCCCAGCACCAATCGCATCGCCCATTCGACAAGGACTCCGCCAGCCAGAAGCGAATGCCACCCGCAATGGATGGCAAGAGCTTCAAGACATTGGCTGAGTAATTCTTTCACTCTTTCAAACATTAAAGCTATGAAACTTGGCGGAAATAGCGCTTTTGTATCTATGCGTAAAATAAAAGATTTTATGGCTATGTACGATTTTACTTGACACGACAAAAATGTCATGCCACTAGAGATCGCGCGCGCTTGATCAATAGCTATTTGATTAGCTTCAATAAGCCTGGATACGAAGTCGCCTGGATGCTTTTAATCTTGCTTACGCAAGTAAGTAAAAACAAAAACAACGGTAGTCGCGCGACTTCTGGATCTCGAATGCTCCGCGATGCTTCGCACCGAAGCTTTTGGTGATAAGTGTATCTCGTCGAGATATACTGGAATAAATATGAAACCATCGTGCACGAAGCGCGTTACCTGTATCATGCGTAACCTGATTTTCTTTTTTTTGTTTGCCTGTGGCAATCATACTGAAGTCTCCGAACCAAGCAGCAGCACACAACCGTCTACCTCTGATGACTCCGAGGTACATGTAGATATCACTGAAGTATGGCGAGCTATCTGCTCACAGAAGCGCGACCAATACCCAGAATGCGAAGCTTGGTGTCAGCAGAATGGCTGTTAAAGTAAACGCATATGATGCTTTAATCGATAATAAAATGCACCATATCGCGTTTTAGAGCGTTATAGAGGCATTGGATTAGATGAAAGAATTAGAGACAACTGAAAACAAACAGAGATCACAGGCTCACCTGTGGAAGCCGGGACAGTCTGGCAATCCGGGTGGCCGTCCTAAGGGACATGGCAAAATCAAGGAGATGGCCAGACAGAACACCGAAAAGGCCATCTTAACGCTAGTGGAAGCTCTTGAGGCGACTAAGGTCGTTGGTCTCGCCGCTATTGAAGTACCGGACCATCAAGTACGTATCAGCGCTGCAAATGCGTTGCTTGATCGTGGATGGGGCAAACCGGCTGCGTCCGACAAGAATGAAGACGAAGCGGAAGACCTGAGCCACCTGAGCAATGATGAGCTTAAGAAGCTCGTTCTTGAATCATGACTTGACAATCGTCCAAAAGGCATCTCGTCCGTGAATAATGGATGATGAGTTTTGGAAAATATTTGAAGATTTGCAACAGCAAATAAATGCCAACCTGGCCCGGATGGCAGAGCCGCGATTCCTGGTGCCCATCAAAAAGGTTAGCTGCGATTGTGGTGGCGAGAGGTGCAAAACAACTCACGCACACTGGTGTAGCATGCGAGCGGTCAAATGAAGTGGCTGCTCTTGTTTATTGCAGCCTGCCAACCTGACCCGCAATGGGAAGCGATTGGGTTTGTTGATAACAACTCACTTGCTTGCTGCCAAATACATCAAAAGGGATACGGAAGAACCGAACTACTCTGTAAGCCCGGCATCGTGATCTCACAGGCATCTAACTTTGTGCGCACTGGTCAGACATGTCGTGTGCCAGAATCGGATATGAAGTGATCGACCTGACAGACGATCATTACAACATGGTAAAAGCCATTGCTGCGAATATTAAGCGAAGCAATCGCAAGTTCGAATACGAGGACCTGGTCCAATATGGCATGATTGGCCTACTAGAATCAGCCAAGCGCTATAACCGATTGCTTGGTGTTAAGTTCACCACGTTCGCATTCCCCAGAATAAGGGGCGCGATTCTCGACCATATTAAGTCACACGAAGAGATGATTCTCTCTCCTGATGGCAATGTTGACATGGTCAACGATGACGACACCATGGAAGAGAAGCTCAGCAATGACCAGCTGAGAGATAGATTCAGAACGCACCTATTGCGGTTGCCCAGGCGTGAGCGCGAGTTGCTGTTGTCTGATTTTGGCGATCGTCAAAAGGTCTACCATCGCCATGGCATCAAACGATCGTGGGCATCACGGATTAAGCTCGAGACGATTAAGCTACTAAAGAACAGGATGGCAGAGTAGGCAACATCCAATGGGCCATTTCGACAAGTAGGTCAGTGTCGGCCGTAGTTCAAGAGCAGAACAACTCGAACCACCATCCCAACCCACCCTCCAACGAGAAGATGGGCGCCGTAGCCGGGCCCCGGACCGATACTCTTTCACACTTGGCTGGTGTTGACCTGTCTGACCTTCGCAAGGTCATACGAATCAGACCAGCCCGAGCCGGCGAGATGGGCTATGTGCTGCATTCGTGGACTGAGACCACATATGGCGCAACGCCGCAGAAGTGGGCGTGCAAGAAAGACATCTGGTACGCGCTGTTCCCGAAGCACCAGGAGTATTTACTCAAGCGTGCTCGAGTGCTTGTCGCTACACCTATTGATGACGACAACCTTGTCTGTGGATTTGTAATTTATGAACCACAAATTCCAAGCCTGCTTCATTGGGTGCAAGTAAAGAGCGCCTTTAAGAAGCAAGGTATCGCAAAGCTACTGCTTGAATCAGCCGGCATTCATTCTGAATCGCCGACTGTCTACACGTTCCCGCTGCCTCACTTCATCAAACAGCCAGAGAAGTGGCAGCACATCCCCCATTGGTTGGTGTGAGGTTTAAATATGTCTGGATTAGTCGGATTGCTTGGCAGCATGTATGATTGGTCGTTGGATAAAGTCGCCGAGTCACTTGATGCAGCATTCGAGCAATGCCGAGACAGGCTTGGAATCGATCGCGGGGTTGTATGTGACAAGAAGTCTTTGGTTTCGGTCACACTGAACTCCGAACTGGCCCGATATAAAGGCCATGCCCAGTATCATCGTGAGCAGATCGAATACTGGTCAAAAGAGGCAGAGAAGGCCATCGGCCTGATTGAGAAATATAAATGACCATCACCGTCCTTCGTACAAAAGAAAGCATCCACTTCCCCGGCCAGGGCGTTGTTAACCATTTCGCCAAGGCCAATGGTGACAACATCCAAGTCACCAAACAGGGTCACTTCGCTGTTGAGTCCAAGGGGCAGAAGCTTTTGATCCCGATGACCAATATCGAAGTATGCCATTATGAAGGCGATGTTAACGAGTCGTTGCCGGTGAAGAAGTGAGTCAAGAAGCCAAAGCCATGGCTCGCACGATCATCCTGCTTGAGATGCTTCAAGCAGAGAACGACATTCAAGCAATCAAGAATGACATCTGGGCATCGAATAACATCCCATCGGAAGACATTAAACAGCTTAAGAAGTTCCGAAATCATGGATGACTTTAAACGCTCATCTATCTCTGGTTGTCACTATGATTGGTCAGATGAGCCAGCACTCAAGAAAAGCGACCGAACTGCCAAGGCACGCGTACGCCTAAAGCGTGCTGACAAAGAGATCTCTCATGACCCAGATGTGCACCCACAAGAGTTAGCCGAGTGTGGAGACGCGCATTGTGAATGGTGCAAAGTGCCGGAGTAGCTCAGTTGGTAGAGCGGCGTCCTTGTAACTCGCGGGTCGGCGGTTCAATTCCGTCCTTCGGCTAAATTACCAAAACAGAGGAGTGTGTGAATGAAGATTTACGAAGTAGCAGTTTTGTTTGTTCCACCAGAAAAGAAGAACGAAGACCAGACCGAAAAGGCGCAGCTACTGGTAAAGCCAACCGCAATCCTGGCTAAGAATGACGCTGCCGCACAGATTCAGGCCGCGCGCATGATTCCGGAAGCCTTTGAGGACAAGTTGGAGCAGGTCCAGGTGGCCGTTCGCCCTTTCTAGTCAGCGCTACGCCGACAGCGCAGCCAGTGGTCGTCGGGATGGATTTCGTAAAGAATCAGTGGCCGTCACTAAACGAGCCAGCACACAGGCCATTGGGTCTGCTGGATGCGTTTAATTACGCGCAGACCACAGGCCAAGCTGTTTATCAAACAGCCCTATCTGTTCACCGCTAGTTGATTGAACCTCGCAGCAGCACAAGAACTGTATAGGCGCAAGCAGATCGAAGCTGGTATTTCCGAGCTTCGAGAGCGATCTATTGCGTCGCTATCGGACAAACAGCGCGCATTCGTCGAAGACAAATCACTAAGCCAAACTCTAATTACATCACGTCAGTCAGGTAAGACGACGTGTCTTGAGAAGAAGCTTTGCATTGCTGCGCAATCAATCGAACAAGCGGACCTAATCTATGTTGCAACCACTCGCGATGCCGCTCGTGATCCATTTTGGGAACGACTGAAGCAGTACGCAATCGACAACAAGATACCCGCGGTACCAAATGAGACCATGCTGGAGATGCGCTTTGACGCATTCAGAAGTAAGATCTCGTTGCGCGGAGTGCCAGATCTTAAGCGAGCCAACCGGCTACGCGGTCCAACGCGCAACGGTGCCGTTATTGATGAATCGCAGAACTATCCAGATGACGTTCTTAAGACATTGGTTATCGATGTGCTTGAGCCATCTCTTATGGCCAAACAGGGCTGGTTGGTGCTCGCCGGTACGCCTGGCCTGCAACCAAAAGGCGCCTTTTACGACGCATCGATCAACCCCGAGTACTCGCACCATCGATGGGGGCTCGAATCAAACCCCATCTATGCTGGTCGCGTCGAAGATATTGTTCAGAAGGTTTTACGTAAGAATGGATGGACCAGAAGCGAGCCGGCATTCCGCCGGGAATACCTTGGCGAATGGTGCGCGGACGCCAACAGTGGCGTCTATCGTGTCAGCTCTGCGAATCTCTACGGAGAGTTACCCGCTGGCGCATGGCATCATGTTCTTGGTGTTGACCTTGGTTATAACGACGAAGCTGCCTTTTCTGTACTTGCTTGGCGAGACGATGATCCAATTCTGCGTATCGTCTACGCTGACGGAGATTCAGAGCTTACCGTATCGGATATCGCTGAAAGAATTAAGCAGCTCAGAAATGAATACAGTCCCCATCATATCGTCTGCGACGCGGGCGCGCTCGGTAAAACGATCGTCGAAGAATTTAGACAGCGACACGGATTACATGTTGAGGCAGCTGACAAAAAAGACAAGCCCTCCGCGATCCGCTTAATCAATAGCGACTTCGTCAAGGGGCAACTCTTGCTGCCAAACGGTCGACTATACGAGCAGATGAGCGCCCTTCGGTGGCATCCAGAACATATCGGCCTAAAAGAGCAGGACGGAATGCCAAACGACCTTTGCGATGCGACGCTATACGCATTCCGCAAGTGCTTTCACTACCTAGAAGAGATCCGTAAGCCAAGGCCCAAGGTTGGCACCGATGAACACTTGCGCGTGGTGGCGCAAGAGCATCGCGACAGAGTCAAAGAACAGCTGGAGATTGAACGCCATTCTGGTGGCGGGTGGGAGAAGGACATCTTTGGTGTCGACTCCGACGTTTTCGAGTCTTAATGAGCTACAAGACTTCCTTGGCTGGTGCCGAAAGAACGGCATTCAAAAAGTAAAAGTTGGCGAAGTAGAAGCTCATATCATCCCCGATGATGCGCCGGCCGAGAACGATGCACTTCGTGAAGCGTTTCAGGCATTCGCCGAGCGCGAAGGCCCAACGGCACCCGACAAACTACCAACAGATTTGGTTGATAAAGAGCTGCTTCTTTGGAGCGCCAAATGAGTACGTCATGGCGCGATTCCCCGAAGGACCAAGTCCACCAAGATCTCTGGGCGTATGTTGAGCATCTAGCTGAAACGTTTCAACAGGATCGCCTGACCGCATACGAATTGTATCTAGGCATGATGGGAGACACTGAATCAGTTGGTGTCTACCCGAGTCGTACTACGCCATCCCCTACCCTGATGATGCGCGGAAATCACCTGACGCTAAATGTTGGTCGTGCATTAAAAGACACAGCCGTATCAAAGATTACCCAGGCCCGCCCGCGTCCATACTTCCTTACATATGGCGGTGACTTCGACGAGCAAGACCGCGCCAAGACGCTGCAACTGTTCGCCGATGGCATGTTCGACCAATGCGAAGCGTATCGCATCGGAACCGAAGCATTCGCCGACGCATGTGCACTCGGTACTGGATGCATTAAGGTCGTTCAGAAGAACGGTAAGCCATTCTTAGAACGCACATTAATCAGTGAAATCATCGTCGATGAAACGCTAGCTTGGGGGCGTAACCCGCTAGAGTTGTTCCAGCGAAAAGAGATCTCAAAGGCTGCGCTCGCTGCCTTGTTCCCGAAGGCACGCGCTCATATCACAACGTTGTCGTCCATTGATTGCCTGGCTGGCGATACGAAGCAGCCTGACATGTGCGTCGTCTATGAAGGTTGGGCGCTACCTATCGGCAAGACGAAGGGCCGTCACTGCATCGTCGTCAAAGGTATGACGCTGCTTGATGAAGTATGGGAGCATGACTGGTTCCCGTTCGCGTTTATCCGCTGGAGTACACCCAGTGTCGGCTTCTATGGGATTGGTATCCCGGCGCAGATCCTTGGCCTGCAAATCGAAATCAATCGCGTTCTTCGGGCCATCTCTAAGAACATCCACATGCACGGTAACCCGCGCGTGCTCTTGGAGGCATCGTCCAAGATTAATCCTGCTGCCATTACCAACGGCTTCGGTGACATCATGAAATACACGGGCACCAAGCCGGATCTTTGGGTGCCGTCGATCATGTCACCAGAGGTCTATCAGCACCTGTTGCGGCTATATGACAAGTGCTTTGAGCTGACCGGACTTTCACAACAGTCTGCGTTTGCGCGCAAAGAACCTGGCCTGGTTGCCGCCAAAGCCATCCGAGAACAGTCAGAGCTGCAATCAGATCGCATGGCTCCGGTATCGCAGGAGTATGAGCGATTCTACCTTGATCTAACCCGTCGCCTGATTGGGACGATGGAAGATCTGAACGCGGCTAACGAAGATGTCACGTCGTCCGTGGTTCGCGATGGCGTTGCTGAGAAGCTGAACTGGAAAGATGTCCGTCTAGATCCCGATGATTACGTGTTGCAATTGTTCCCCGCCAGCTTCCTGGCTCGCACGCCATCGGGCAAGCTCGCAGACATACAGGACCTAATGGATCGTAATCTGCTCAGCGAGGACCAGGCCAAACGCCTTTTGGACTTCCCGGACCTCAAGGACGTGATGAACGAAGAGAACAGCATGGCTGATCTATATAAGAAACAGATCGCTATGATTCTTCGTCACGGTGACTACATCGCGCCAGAGCCATTTGAGAACTTCGAGCTAGGCATTCGCATGTATCGCTCGGCTTTAATGCAGGCTCGCATCTTCAAGGCCAGCGAAGAGAAGTTAAATCTACTTCGCAAGTGGCTAGAGGCGGCTGACGCGATGTCTCCGCAGCCAACACCGGCCCAATCAGAGCAGCCGGGCGCACAACCATCTGTCACGCCTATGCCTGTGGCAGCCTAGAGAGGTTTATTGAATGAGTGATGAGGTAGATTTTGCAAGTTTTGTTGAGCAGAATGTCAACGCGCCACCGCCGGAAGCTCCCGCTGAAGCACCTGCGCCAACTGAGAAGCCTTCTGAGACACCTGTCACGCAGGATATGTCGGCTAAAGACGATCAAAAACCGCAAGAAGGATCGGTCAAAGCCGATCAAGCCCAGACTGAAGAGCAAAAACCAACGGCAAGTGACCGCGTTGCAAAGTTTCGTCAAGCTCAGCAGCAAGAAAGAGATCGGCTTGAGCAACGAAACCAAAAAACAGAGGTCAAGCGCCTACAAGAAGAGCTTACCAAGCTCAGAGCGCGCGAAGAAAAGCTCAAAAATGCGCCGCTTGAGACGCTAGAGAATGATTTCGGTGTCCCATACACGAAGGTCACCGACGAGCACATTAAGCGGCTAGAGAAAGACCCACGAGATCCAATTCTAACGTCTGTCGACAAGCAGATCGCCGATCTGAAGTCAGAGATAACAAGTCTTCGGTCAAATATTAGCCAGAGAGACGAGCAAGCAACTCTTCGCGAGTTTGAATCGAACATTAGGGAGCAAGTATCAAAGGACGAAAGTCTTACTTACTTGCCCGAGTACGGCGACGAAGGCGTAGAGCAGGTCCGCGCAGTTATCCAACGCCACTTCTGGGAGACTTCGGTCAAAGACCAAGCTGGCCAGATAGTAGAACCAGGCGAAGTGATGACAACAGACGAAGCGGTTAAGCTTGTAGAAGATTTTTACGCCAAAGACGCAGCGAAAAAGGAAGCAGCTAAGGCGAAGAAGCAACCAAAGGCTTCTCAACCAAAAGCAGCAACCGAAGAAACCAAACCAAAACAAGTAACGCTGACGGCTGACATGAATAGCAGCGCTCAGCAGCAGCCGAAGACGCCGCGCGATGAAATCGCCGAGCAAATCGAATGGCTGAAATCACAGGGGCTAAATGCGTAGCCCCTGACAAGGGTGCTACGTGGCCTCAAATCTTACGCCCACGCTTTTTGATGGGCTCCTGAAGAAGTTTTACACTTCCCGAAAACTTGAGTCGATGCTCTTCAAGGACTTCCCCCTCCTTGAGAACGTTGCTCGTCTGCCGAATTGCGGCGGTAGCTCGTTCATCCTTCCCGTGATGAACGGTGCGAACACCAAGCGCAGTGCTGACTATGCAACGGCATATAACAACGATTCGAATACGGTTGCTGCTAAGTTCGACATCCCGTGGATGAACGACTACGCGATCAGTGAAATCGACGGCAAGGTGTTCGAAGAGTCGAATACGTCGGTCGGCGCCTTCGTTAAGGTCTTCCAGCAACAGACCGAAGCATCGATGCGCGCGTTGTCGAAGTCCTATGCGCTCAAGCTATATCGCTCTGGCTCTGGTTCTGTCGGTGTTCTGTCGAACAGTACTACGGCAACCAGCGTCATTACGCTGGCTACAGCATCTGACCTTTACAACTTTGAAATCGGCGACATTGTTCAGGCGTCCAATACCGAAACCGGCGCACTGCTGAATACTTCGGCGACTGCCAAGGTTGTTGAAATTCGGCCGGCAACCGGCGCGATCGTTCTGGATCAAACCTGGGGTGCGGCATTCGGCGCGTCCAGCTCCATCACTGACTACATCTTCCCAAAGGGCGATGCGCAGAACAATAGCGCGACCCCGAACGTCATCACCGGATTGCTCGGTTGGTCTCCCGCTTCGTCTCTGTCGCTGACGGCCAGCTTCTTCGGCGTGACTCGCTCGAGCGATCAACGTCGTTTGGCCGGTCTGTATCTACAGAACACAACTGCAACGCCGATTGATGAACAGCTGCAAACCGCCGTTCAACAGTTGGTTGCGAACGGTGGAAAGCCGACTGCTATTTACCTGAACCCGGTTGATCATCTGGCCCTGGTCAAGGTTGCTGGCAACAAGGTTATGCGCCAACAGGGCGGAACGGCAAAGATCGGCTTCCAGGCCGTTGACTTCGTTACCACCAACGGAACGTTGCCTGTCTATCCTGATCCGGCCTGCCCTGGTGGCAAGGGCTTCGTCGTTGATGAGAAGAAGCTGGTTCTTGCATCTATGGGCGATATCGCCAAGCCGATGAAGCAAGGCGATGCAACCGTTGTGCAAAAGAAGGCCGGCTCTGACGCATACTATGTGGCTTTCGGTGGTTACCCGGCCTTCATGGTCGAAACACCCGGGCAAGCTGTCATTACCGTCGATCTCTAACAAACTAGCTGCGTGTCTGAACGGTCCGATCCCGTTTTGACCCGGCAATGGTGAAATATGGCATCTCATAATCGTCGCACCGAATCGTTGCAAACGATTGGACCGATTCAGCAGACATTGATCCGCGGCAGCGTGCGAACAAACGGCGCTACTACTGTGATTGCAGCAACACAGGTTGCCTGTAATGAACTTCTAACCTGTAACCGATCTGATACTGGTGTTTACGCGTTCACGCTTAGGCACGGGTTCGCCGATTTCATCGGTGGTCCCGAAGTTTGGCTGCAGGCGATTACATATAGTTCGCTCGTAGCCCGAGTGACCACGCACAACTCAACCGCGGGAACCTTTACGGTTAACATCCTGAACAGCTCGACAACTGTTTTGACCGATGTCGCTTCAGACCCAGCTAACTTTATCGGCTTCAGTATCGTTGCTCGTAATTCGAGCTACTCACGATGAGCGATAAGGGCAAGACGGCCATGCTCATTCTTGCTGGCCGCCCGAAACCGAAAGGCGATGAAGACATGCCATCGCTTGAAGACGTCATGGGCGATTTCATTGCCGCGGTTAAATCCGGAGATGCGGAAGCGGCAGCCGATGCGTGGCGAGCTGCGAAAGACTGCGAAGGATACTCCGAAGAAGAGGAGTGACCACTCATGGCAGTGGTAACCGTTCAAAATGTGATTGACCGCATTCGGCAACGCGCCGATCTGGTTAATTCTCAATTCGTTACTGACTCAGAACTAATCAACGTCATTAACGCCTACAAGAAAGAGTTAGACGATCTTCTTGTCGGTGCGTATGGCGAAGACTACTTCGCGCAGTCGGTAACGTTTTCTCTGGCTGCAAATACAGAGAACACATCACTCAGCGCGCTAACCAGTGGAACCTTCTACAAGCTTATGGGCGTAGAAGCGCTAACCGGTGGCCGCTGGGTTGATGTGCCATCTTATACGTTTGCTGAACGTAACCGATACGTTAACAACGGAGTTCAGCCGGTTTGGTCGAATCAATCCAGCCTGCGACACCGGGTTACTGGCGGCAACCTGTCTATTAGGCCAACGCAGAACACAGCAGTAACGCTTGGCATCTATTGGACTCCACAGCAATCAAACCTGTCGCTAACGACTGACACCTTTGACGATGTTAACGGCTGGTCTGAGTTCGTCGTCCTAAAGGGTGCAATCTACTGCAAGGACAAAGAAGAGTCGGACACGTCTGAGCTTGAGCGCGATCTGTCCCGGATGACCGCGCGCATCGAGGGCATGAAATCCAATCGTGACGAGTCTGGCCCGATGAAAGTCACCAGCGTCGAAGGTAACGACCTTCCATATTGGTGGCTCTGGTGAAGCCAACCTGGCCACTGATCGATCCGAAGGCTGATTTTTCAAGCAAGGAAGACATTGCGAAATTCCTGGCGGATCCTGCCGTTCGGGCGCTCTACCAAATCCAACAAATGCTATCTTCTGGTCTGAGCATCAGAGACAACATGAATGCTGCGATCGTGACGATTGCCTGCACGCACGGAGCAGAGGTCCCATTCAGCAAGAGTCTTCTTGGTGCGCTACCGGTTGCTTTCACGCCACTCTATTCGAGACTCAGTAACGGTACAGACGGGTTACCTGTATCTGGGACACCGATAATCAACTACGTACGCAACGACGGCCTGCTTGGAATTACCGTCAAATTCGACAACAGCGAAGCAAGCACGGGGTTTATCGGTGAGACTGTTCGAGGGTTTCAGTCATTTTCTGGGGCACCACAGCCGTTAACTACGGTAGTAACCACAATTGCTAGCGTTACGATTGGTCCAGGGACTTGGGATATCTCAGCAATTGCTACAGCCGGCAATGGGACTGGTGTTGTTGGTACTCTTTTTAGAGCTGCCATAAACAATGCGGCTTCGTTCCCTTCCCAGTCGACATCACAGGGTGATCGGCAGTCAGGAACACCCACAATGCCGACTGCAGCAGCCGATAGTCTTCTTGAGTTTCCACAATGGCGGGTTACTACAGCGATAAGTACGACCTACAACCTACTCGGGGCAATTACGTTCTCGGCGGGCAACCCTAGTTTGTTCGGTAGAATCTCCGCCGTTCGCGCAGTTCCATACCTGACCGGATATTCCGCCAATGTCACCGGCATTCTGTGGGGTGGCTAGATGGCGCTACAGAAACAAGTCGTAACGATCGATCTTGGTTTCGGTGGCATCGATCAAAAGACCGACGCCAAGCGAGTTATCCCGACGCGTCTTACCGATGCGCTAAACGTTAGGTTCGACAAGATCGGACGAATCAGCCGGCGCTATGGGTATGACATCAACGGCAGCTGTTCGACTACCTTCACGCGACTAGTCCATAGCCAGGATGGTCTAATCGCGATCCAGTCCATCACGGCGTCAATGAATCGGACTTGGATTCGAGACGCTAACGGCGGATGGACCACAAACACGTCACTCAGTTCTCAGAATATGCCGGTTCCAGAGGTTAGATATCGGGCCGGGTTCGTACCGCAGCTTTCATCCGATAACTTCTATGCCGCCGACGCCGCGATTGGTGATAATTATACTCTGTTCACCGTCGTGGCCGCCGGACCTTCGGCAACACAGACAGGAACTGTTTCCGTCTTTGCTGTAAGCAATACGACGGGCAAGGTTGCCAAGCAGTATACGACGTTTCAAGGCGCCAATCCGCGTGTGCTCAGGACATCTGGTGACAGCTTTGTCATAGGGCATAATGGCGCTGTTTCTACGACCATAAGATTTAGAACGATCAACGCGTTGACCAATGCTGAGGTATCGTCATCCTTTTCGGTGACTGGACTGGCCAGCCAGCTTGACTATACGAGGCCACCGCCCTGGGATTGGTGTCTAATCGGAAGTGATGTCTTTGTTGCTTCACTTCAGATGTTTGGATTCACTATCGGTGGAAGTTCCAGTACGACGGTGACGTATGCGAAATACACACCGGATTCGTCGATATCTCAGACGTCACAAAATTTTGCATATTCGCTATGCGCCATTGCAGTGGCCGGCAGAACGAATACTTTTGTTTCATTGGTCCTGGGCGGATCTGCCTCTTGGACGATCTCTTACTCTGTAAGAAATACCTCCCTGACGGAGCAATCAAATAATTCACTTTCGTATCCATCTGCTAGCCTGCTTTATGGGGCGAGATTAGCCGCTGCAAGTGATGCCGCGGAAACATCGGTTGCCGTCGTCGGAGAGAGATTGCTATCTGGCAATCTTAATTGCTTCAATATCGCACTAACCACCGGCGGTCTTGGAGCAGTCACCAACTATGTAATGACGAACGCCGGTCAGATACTCAGCAAAGTATACTGGGGATCGCTTCCTGAGCCGGTGTTTTGGATGTCAACCGGGCAAACCATCTGCACCACGGCATTCCTTATGGGAATTGGTAGCTCACTGAAAACATACGCCCGGGCGATTCACACGGAAGCTTTTTGGAACAGAAACGTAACAACATTTACATCATATGCTCTTCCATCGATGAACTTCGTGGGAAGCACGCTTTCTTGCGCGACGCTTCGGGTCAATCAGATTTCTCCATTCGACGTTAATTCGTACGACCCAACAAAATATTATGGCGCTGGTCTTTTCGACGTGTCTTTCGACCAAGGTAAATATGCATTTGGTACGCTGGACAAGCAGTCACATTTCACCGGTGGCTTTCTTTCTACGTCTGAATCCCCGGGAACGGTTAACGAATCAGGCGCGCTTACCTTCCTGAGGAATCAATTTACCTATTCACCTGGCAATACCACCGGCGGACAACTCGGCAGCGGGTTGGTTTCAATTTATTGCCTATGGGAACGATACGACCAGAGAGGCGATAGAGTACAGTCAGCGCTCAGCAGGCCGACGTCTGTAAATGTTTCCGGAACTCAGAACGCAATAGGAATAAACGACACCTCTATTCCTGAATTCCCACCCGGAATGGCCTCCGATTGGTCAAAGGTCTATTATATGACCCAGCCTGGCGGGACGGCGTATTACCGAGTCGACAACAGCGTCGGCAACACGGTCTTCACGATTAGCGCTTCATCTGAGCCGATATATACAACCGGCGGCGTTCTGGAGAACTGGCAACCGAGTTGTCCAATCGCTTTTGCAACAAACGGAAGGCGCGCGATTTGCGTCCAGGGCGACAACCCTAACTTTGTCATGATCTCCAAGCAGAAACGGCCAAGGTATGCTCTGGCCTGGATGGAGGATGTTGGAAGATACATCAACTCTTACGGTTCATCGATTGTCGACCTGAAGTGCCTTAACGACAAATGGATCGCTTTTAAAGAGAGGTCTGTGTTTGTGGCCACCGGCGACGGCCCTGACGACACCGGACAGAATGACGACATGAGCGAGTTTGAGCCCGTATCAACCTCGGTTGGATGCATCAATAAGCGAACATCGGTTCTGACGTCGCATGGTGTGGTGTTTATGTCGGAACGCGGTTTTTATCTTCTCGATTCTGGGCTTAATCTGACCCATATCGGAAGCGCGGTATCGGACGTATCGCCAACAACCATTTTACATGGAATTTTCCTAGAGAAGACCAAAGAGGTCTACTACCGAGTAAGCGATAATACGTTCTTGGTTCTAACTATCTTCGAGAATGAGTCGGGACAGGTTGAATTCAGATGGGCAAAACACGAGAACGCGCCATTTTCTGACACCGTCGTTCTTAATGGAACACTTAGCGGCACGATGACCACTCCGACCGCGACGGTCAGTGTTCTAAACCAATCGACCACATTCTACGATAATCAAAGTGCCACTTATCAGCCATACGTACTAACTACGGCGTGGATTCCGATGGGGTCGCTACAGGGTTTC